AACCCAACCGTTGCCGCCGTCCCCCCGACGGCGGCACCACCCATCATCATCCTTTCTTTGATCGGAGCAAACATGACCGACAGCAAAAACACGACCGACACCGGCGAAACGCTTCCCGGCGTCGATGTGAGCGACTGGCCCGAGACGGCCGACGTCACCCATGACGTGCCCGACTGGCTCATCCCCAGCCGCGTCTACGACATCCTCAAATGGCTCGGCCTCATCGTCCTGCCCGCACTCGCCCTGTTTGCCAACACGGTCGGCCCCGCATGGGGCTGTCCTCACGTGGACGCGATAGTGACCACGCTCAACGCGCTCGGCATCCTCGCCGGCGCGCTCATCGGCGTCAGCGCCATCAAACAACGCCTCGACCGCGCCGCATAACCACACATAGTTCGGCCCCGCCCGGCATCGCAGACAGCTCGCACAGAGCTTGACTGCTGCCGGACGGGGCCGATTTCGCGTTGTGGCAGAAGGCTTCGCGGGCTCGATTTTTGCCCACATTTTGCCCACATTTTCCGTAAAAACAGGTTAAAAACCGTTAAAACCGGTTAAAACGAAAAAGCCGCTCAGCCCTACTCCCGCAAGGCAAAGCGGCCATTTTCCAACCCGCTCTCAGCTCAGTGCGTCCTTCAACTTGCGAAGAAACCACCATTCGCAGGAATGGCGTGATTCCAACGTTTTTAAGGGTTTCAGACGGGCTTCAAAACGTTTTTGCCCACATTTTGCCCACATTCTTCCACGCCCGTCTCCACCTGCACGGCGGCATCGAGCAGACGGGCCACGTCCATAAGGTCGCTGTCGAACAGATCCGCGTACACGTCCAACGTCATGCTCGCGTTCTTGTGGCCCAGCATCCTCTGCAGGGCCTTGACGTTCGCGCCCGCATGCACGGCCAACGAGGCGGCGGTGTGACGCAGGTCGTGAGGCACCGGCCAATCGTCCCGCTTCCAGCCCAGACGGGTGAGCGTGTGCGTCCACCATCCCGTCTCGCGGGCGAGGCTCTGCTTGCGGATAGGGCCTCCACGCACGTCACGGAACACGCGCTCCTCGTGTTCGCGTTGCTCGCATATCGGTTTGAGCGCGTCCATGACTATGCGGGGCATGGGCACGTCACGGCGTTCGTGGTTCTTCGGGGTGCCCTCGGCCCATTTGGCGTTGACGTATACGAGGTTGCGGCGCACGTGCAGTATGCCGGCGTCGAAGTCGAGATCGCGTCTTTGTAATCCGGCCGCTTCGCCCCATCTCAGCCCGCAGAAGCCCAATAGCAGTATGAGCGCCCGGCGCTCCTCTCCCAGCTTCCGGCAGTTCGACGCTTCGTTGGCGAGTGCCAGCAGTCTGGTAATGGTCAGGTAGATGCGGCGATCCTTGCGTTTGGGGAGTCTCGGCAGTTCGATGCCGTCGCACGGGTTGGAGGAGATGAGCTTGTCCCGCACAGCCATGCTGCATATGCCCTGCATGATCTGGTATGGGCGGCTGACGGATGGTGCGCCGGACTTATCGATTATGCTTCCGACCCATGCCTGGACTTCGGCGTGTGTGATGCTGCCTATCTGCCGTTCTGCCCATTTGGCCTCGCAGTGGCATTTCCATGCGCTGTCCATGTTGGAACCCGAAGTCGCCTTCCAAAACGGCTTCTTTTCGGCAATCCACTGGTCATGCAGCGTGCCTATGCGTTGTTTGCCGCCTTCCGGGTCGATGTAGCTGCCGGTGGCCTTGGCTATGGTGACGTGTTCCGCAGCCCACGTCTCCGCGTCAATCTTGCGGCGGAAGCCCCTCTTGTCGGTTTGCGTGCCGTCGGGTTTCCGATAGCGGACTCGATACCTGTTTTCGCCTTTGGCCGTCCTGTATCTGGTGATGTTCGCCATGATTTTTTCACTCGCTCATACTTGTTTTCGGTTTTAACGTGTTTTAACTGGTATTAATGTGTTTTAATGAGATTTGACGGATAACAGGGAAATTAATAAAATATTCTCTTTACGCCAAAATCGGAAAGGAGACGGCCATGACCATGACCGATACCGGCGTGAAGCCGATTCCGGCATACGTGCCGCCCGAGGACGGCAAGCCACGCAACGCCGTGGACGAGAAATGGATGAAGCTGACCCGCAGCGCCCGCCATTACATGGAACGCAGGGCAAAGGCCCGGAAGGAAACCATCGATGGGTCTGAAGCTCGTCATTGAGCGCGAATGCTCCAGAGACCATCAGACGGCCCTCAGGCAGTTCCTGTGCTGTGAACCTGGAGGCCTCGAATGGGCGATGGACCCGCAACGCTACATACGTGACCTCAGCGTGCGCAAGACCCCGAAGGGGATCATGCGCACGCTTCTTGTCGTATCCGGAGATATTCCCCTGCATGATGACGTGGTCGGCTTCTGCGAATACGGCGTAGCCGTGGAAACGACCGATGAGCATGAGGGCGTCTACCAGATCTCGTATATCGCCACCGCTTTGAAGGTGCGTGGCACACATCTCGGAGACACTCTGCTCTCCTCGGTTATCGTGCGCCTGCGTGACGATGCCTGGCGTTTCAACCGCACGCCACTCGTGCTCACCCAGGTGGATCCGCGCAACAAGCCCAGCATGGACCTGTTCACACGATTCGGATTCATGGACGAGGGGCCGGATCCCGACGACCCGGAATACCATCTGCTGTCCCTGGAGTTTACCCCGCAGGAGCGCGGAAACTACTTCGGCAGCACACTCGCGTTCTTCTGACATTTCGGGTATAGCTCCGCCAGGCCTATCGGCTATGATGGGGAGGCGAAGCGTCCTCCTTTCTTGAACTAGCTGGATTCTTCAACCGCCCTATCGGTGTGCAAGACCGATAGGGCAATTCTTTCTAATCGAAATTCAATACGATGTTTTTGCCTATTGTGCGTTTTGCTGACCTCATATATGCGGCCAACTCCACTCTGTCGATAGGGTCACTTATCCCCATATATTCGGCAGGGTTAAGGCTGATACTGAATGTTGCATCACCTTTTTGGTCATACTTCCATGTGTAGTCGGAAGAAGAAATCGATGTTTTGCTTCCGTCTGCTTTCACGATGGTATTAGCATCATTCCCGAGCGGGAGGAACGAGGCTTCATCGCCAGTAACGGAATAAACGGTAATCAGCGGACTATATTCAACTTTGCCGCTCGTGTTTATCTGAATATCACCATCGATGATCTTTACAGTTGCGGAAAGAAAAGCCGTCTCTCCAGATTTCTCTCCGGACTGCTGTTTTAGTTGCTCACTCGTGTCCTGCTTGTCTGACTCGTTGTTCAATCCGCGAATATCTCCAAATGTCAGTATCGACGGCCGGTCATTTGTTCCTCCAACGTCACACACGACCGTCTGGACTACAGACTGATTGACCGTTGCATCGTTGAAGATAACGCGAATAGTTCCATCATCATTATCGGTTATATCCACATTGCTGAGCTTGTAGTAAAAACCTTTGGGCGCTTCGATTTTCGCTTGACGTTTACATGCGGTAAGGGCATGTCCTTCAGTCAATGGCGCGGGTTCCCCGCAAGAGGCCAAGGACACAACCATAGCCATACAACATAGAAGTGTAATCGTTTTCTTCATTTCATCCTCTTCCTATACAGTCACGTTGTCATGTAGCCACTGTCGATAATCCTGGATGATTTGGATGGTGACATTGAGCTCGGCGGCTATCTGGTACGGGTTGCCGTCATACATACGTTCGGCCAAAGCGTATTCGGCCGGGTTGATAAGCAGTATCGCGGTCTCGTGTCTGCATCGTTGTTCGAGTTTGCCGCCGCGGCAGCCGTTGCTGGTGTCGTCGCCGTGTTGCCAGTGGACGAGTTCGTGGACGAGGGCGCAGCGTTTGCGCGTGTAGGTGATGCGCCGGTCGATGAGCACGGTGTTGGTGGCGAGGCAGTATATGCCGTCGAGTTTGCCGGGAAGCCACGCGCTGGCCACATGCAGGTCTGGTGCAACGTCGTACAATGCCATGCGCATCTGCCCGTAGCTCATGCGCGGCGACAATGGCAGCGTCATCGAATCACCCACTTACTCTTCTGGCGTACCAGAATTCCACGTCATCCTCATTGTTGGCGATGGCGTCGAGGTCGTTGGCGTATCGTTTGATGGCTTCTTTATCCATTTGTCCTCATCTCTCTGTTCCTATCATTTTGTAGTGGTGTACAAAATGATGGGAGGCCAATGTTTCCAACGGTTTGAACCTATTTAGAGTTTCAAGCGTGAACGCTCACGCCGGCTCGTCCCCGTCCACGTCGTATTTGTGCTCGTCCTCGTAGGCGGCGATGTCGAGGTCGCCGCGTTTGAGCTTGTTGAGGGTTTCAGCCACACGAGACTGCTCGGTGTTGACGGATTCGATGAGTTCGCATGGTGTCATGTTCCAGAGTTCGCAGAGTTTTTCGATGTCGCCGAGGGCCCATTCGTTTTCGTCTTTGATTCGGGAGTTGACGTAGGTCGCGCCTCGGTCGATGAGTTTCGCGATTTCCCTGTTGGAGATGCGGCGTATTCCCATTTGCGCTCTGATGGCGGCGCTTACCGTCAGCGCGAAATCGCTGACACCAATCTTTCCATGTCCCATGTGCCCTACTATAGCGCGTATTTACGCTAACACGCAATTGAATGCATGTCGCAGTAACGTAAAAGAAAAGTAATGCGCGTAAATACGACACGCCGACACTTGATGCTGCACGTTATAACGTGCATACTGTAGCTGTCGCTCAAACACGGAACACAAAGGAGGACAACCGTGACAAAGCTCAGCGAACAAGCGGCGGCTCGAATCAGAGCCGTGATGGCCGCACGAAAAATCAGCGTCGCGGACTATGCCAAACAAACAAACCAATCGGCCGACGTAGTCTCGCGCCGCATCAACGGCAAAGTCGACCTGTCCCTCACGGACATCGAGGCCTTCGCCAACCTCACCGGATATCAGCCCAGCGACTTCCTCAACAACCAGTTCATTCTGGACGATCAAAAGGCGGTGGCGTGATGGTTAGGACCTACCGGCTTGGCGGCGCGGAACGTGAGAGGGCCCGTGCGCTGATTCGTATTCTCAGCATCGACATGGATCGTGTCAGATGGTTGGACGGCCACCCGATGACGGTTCGCGTGTTTGATGACGGCAAATGCTGGGTCGAATACACGGGACTCGTCGTCTGCGACAAGGAAGACATCGATTTCTGTCTCCGTGGGCTCGAGCCCGTGGATGTCGGGCCGGGGTCTATAGGGACAGGATCCGGGAATGCCGGAACAGGATTCTTCGCGAGGATACGCGGATGTCTCTCGATTTCGAGGTCTCGACCATCGCGACGATGACGGTGCCGGACTCATGGCGCTTGAGCTTGGAGGCTCCACGGTATTCGACGATAGCGCCGCCAGTCGGCGTCACCCGAATGTCTCGTTCGGTGAGCCACCCGTTGTTGCGCAGTATCCACCCGTCCCCATCCGTCTTATCCACTCCCCAATCGGTCGAGAGGTACAGGCGTCGTTCCGCGTCGAAGGACAGCAGCAACGCCGTCAATCCCATCCAGTTGTCCGCCAGCCATTTCCGCATGGCTCAGATTCTAGCCACAAAAAAATGCCGCCGATTGGAGCGGCGGCGAATGTCAGATTGAAAGAAGGTCCAAAATGACTGAATCCAATGTACAGCCCTTCGAGTTTCGGGGCAACCCGGTCGCCACGGTGACCGCCGAGAACGGGACGGTGCTGTTCTGCGCGAAGCACGTCGCCACCGCACTCGGATACAAGCGCCCGGCCGATGCCGTTAAGCAGCATTGCAAGGGGTCGGTGATTCGCAGACCCCTTGAGACGGCCGGTGGAATCCAGCAGATGGTATTCATCACCGAAGGCGACGTGTACCGCCTCATCGCCAGCAGCAAGCTCACCAGCGCGGTCGAGTTCGAGCATTGGCTGTTCGACGAGGTAGTGCCCCAGATCCGTCGTACCGGCGGTTACATTCCCCAGGGCGAGACCCCGGAGGAGACGATGGCGCGCGCGGGGCTCATCGCGCAGAAGACCATCGAAGAACAACGGAAGCAGTTGGACGAGCAGAAGCCGAAGGTGTTGTTCGCGGACGCGGTGGCCACGAGCAAGAGGAGCATTCTGATCGGCGAATTGGCGAAGATCCTCAAACAGAACGGCGTGAAGACCGGCCAGAACCGGTTGTTCAAGCAATTGCGTGAGGACGGTTTCCTGATGAAGCGCAACGGGAATCCGAACATGCCGACGCAGAAGAGCATGGAACTGGGTTTGTTCGAGGTCAAGGAAACATCGATCGCCCATTCGGATGGTCATGTGTCGTTGAACTTCACGACGAAGGTCACGCCCAAGGGCCAGCAGTACCTCATCCAGAAGTATCTGGGCTGCACTCCCCTTGACTTGGAAGCGGGTGCGTGATGGCCGGTAGTCAAATCGAATCGTCTCTTGACGGCTGGCCGATCGCCAAGGTGGCGAGCTTCCTTGGTGTCTCGAAGGGCAGTCTCTACGTGTGGTCGTGCCACGACAAGTGGGGAGGCCGGTATCCGCCCGCGCCGAAACGCGTAGGCCGCAGGCTCGTTTGGAATCCACAGGAGGTCATCGACTACCGGGACCGGCGGTGCGCGATAAGCCGCAAGGAGCTGGTCTACGGCGAATAAGGGTTTCCCGGATTCAAAACCGGGAGAAAAGGAAGAGGTGCCGGCGTCGCACTGTCCAAGGTTCACGCCGGCACCAACATCACCAATCACATTGAAAGGAAAACAAGTGATGTCAGGACACAAGATTACCGGAATCCACGCCATCGGCGTCGAGATCCCGAAGGGAATGTCATTCAAGGAGCTCATGGAGCAGCTGCTTGAGGGAGGAGAGGCTGAGTTGGAGAAGGAGTTGGACGAGGAGACGCGCCAGCCGGAAACCGGCAAGTGCGATTGTCCGGTGTGCGATCCAGACAAGGACACCGTGGAGGAAAGATTGTTCCATCCGGTCGATCAGTGGCAGCACGCCGTCGATGTGGCCAGTGACGTGCATGACGCGGCCGGCTCTCTCGAACACGCGCTGTTCGAGCTGGGTGAGAACCCGTTGGCGTTCGAGGCGTCGATGATCCTCAGCCAGTCGCTGACCCTGCTGCGTGCCATCCAACGCAAGCGCAAGGAGGTTGCGGAATGAGCATCGAAGCATTGCGCAAAAAGAAGCGTATGCGCCGACCCCGGCCGAGGTTAACGGACGGGCAGAAATCGGCCGTATTACTGGCTCTCACGTTCTTCGAGGGTTGGCTGGTCGGTTTCGCCGGCACGCATAGTCGCATCCCAAGTCCGGTGGGTACGCCGCAGTGGATGATAACCGGCTCGCTCGCATTGGCGGTCATCCTGCCGCTCATGTTCGTGGGAATCCTGTTGAAGTGGGGCGGCGATGGAACAGCCAAGTGAGTTCACGCTCTGCTTGCCGGGCGACCCGGTGCCGAAGGGCAGGCCCCGCGTCTACAACGGGCATGCGATCACTCCGAAACGCACCGTCAGGGCGGAGGAACGCCTGTTCGCGGAATTCCGGTTGAAATACCCGCAGGCGAAACCGTTCCCACGTGCGCTTGGAGGCGGAGTTCTGGATGAGCCATCGCGGCCGTCCGGATCTCGACAACCTATTGAAGCTGGTTCTGGACTCCCTGAACGGCGTCGCCTACGTGGATGACGCGCAGGTCGTCGAATCGCATGCCAGCAAGCGCATGCCCGACCTGTGGGTGTACGGAGCCAAAGGCAAATACCGGAAACGCAAGAGCGGCGACCCATACACGTGTTGCGGGCATGAGTACGAGCCACATCTCTATATCTGTATCAAGCCGCTCCCCGAATGGGAGCCGAAGGAAAGGAAACAATCATGAGCAAGCCTATCAACGAGCCGCGTATGGTGCAGCAGGCGCTGGTGTCGGACGAGGATCTGAGTTTCGAACTGGCGGCCCTGGTGCCGACGGCGAACGGCATCACGAACGCGGCCAGCACGTTCATCGACCGGGCGACCAAACTGTTGCTGTCCGACAAGATCATGCTCACCAACGAGCAGCATACGGCCGTCACGTCGGCCATCGCCATCGCCCAACTGACCGTCAAGGAAGGCGCGGCCATATCGAAGCTGCTGTGCAACCCGGACGCTTCGGCGGAGGTCATCGCCGGACTGCGCCTCACCTCCGAGGACAGTCATGATGCCTGACCGGCGTCTTTGGATGCCGCGTTGCAGGACATGCGGGCCGCTCGGCAAGCCCACCGGACTGGACGAGGCGGTCACCTGCTGCAACCGGCACACGAACCAGACCAAACATCAGACGGCGTGGTATCCCACCCACGCCCAAATCATCGTGAAAGGCACATCAAATGACTGCGAATGACACGTCAACCATTGAAACCACGGAGGCCGTGAACCCGGACGGGGAATTGCGCCAAGGATTGTTCGCCGCGCAGGCGGCGCGCATCGTCGAACTGCAGGCCGAGATCGCCAGCCGACAGGAGGAAATCGACAATCTCAAATCCCTGATTCTCGACTCGCATCCGGTCGGCACCTACCAGGCCGGCAACCTGAAGGTGCAGGTCAAGCCGGGCGCGCGCCGCATCAACGCCGGCACGTTCGAAAAAGCCTACCCGGCCACCAAGTATCCCGGAGCCTACCAGTTGCGGCCGCGGCCGCTCAGCCAGTTGGAGAAGCTGCTGTCGGCGGACGCGGTGGCCGATTACGCGATGAGCGGCAAGCCGACGGTGGTGGTCTCATGAACGCAGAACTGTCCAGCCTGGGCATCGCCCAGATCGTGGAAAGCGTTATCGCCGACTACGACCTGCACGACGAGGACGGCAACGAGCTGACCGACGACCTGTACGTCATCCGTTCCGAGCAGCTCGACGAGCTGGGCCTCACCGTCGCCAGACGCATCCACAAGGCCATACGCGAACTGGAGGCGCAGGGCAAGACCGGTTTTCCCGTGCATTCGATGGCCTTCGGCAGCATGCCGGTAACCATCGCGAAGGACGGCGACCGCACCTACACGCTGCGCTTCGACAATTCGGACGAGGCGGTGGCCATTACACGGCTCAGCAGAACCGCGTTGGCGGACATTAGGAAACAGATCAACGAGTTTTTGAAGGAGGTGAAGAACCATGAGCATGAATGACGCCATTCTCGCCGTAGCACAAGCCCAACAGCAGGGTGACGCGATACCCGTCGACGTGCCGCCCATGACGCAGTCGGCACCCGATATGGACAAGCCGCCGGCAACGCCGAAAACCAAGACGGACACGATGGAGGAACCACGATTGTGGCCGGAGATCCGCCAGCTCATCGAAGCGGATATCCAGAACGCTCCGCGTGAGCTGCAGCGTGAGATAGGCCCATCCGAACTGGGAACGGATTGCGTGCATTGCCTCGCGGCGAAACTGGCGGGCTGGCCGGAGCGTCGTTCGCCGGGTTGGCGGCCGTTCATCGGCACGTGCGTGCACGAGCACTTCGAGCAGATGTTCCGCGAGCTGAACAGGGATCCTGCGCACCAGTTCCTCTACACGAGTGAGGACAACGTGACCGAACTCGTGGAGCGCTGGCGCAGCGAATATCGCGTCACCGTAGGCCGATTGCAGGGCCTGCACGGCGGCTACGACGTCACCGGTTCGATCGACCTCTGGGATCGCAAAACCCATAGCACCATCGATTGGAAGAACGTCGGCAACACAACCGTCACCAAGGTCAAGGCCCACGGCCCATCGCAACAATACCGGATACAGGCGTCGCTCTACGGCATGGGCCTGCAGAACGAGGGCGAACGGGTGGAACGCAACTGCATTTACTTCCTGCCCAGCAACAAGACCAGTTTGGGCGACGCTTTGCCTTGGGAGACAAGGTTCGACCCGGAGCCCGGCAAATGGGCGTTGAGCCGCGCCCAACTGCTCGTCAACCTCATGGATTGCGTGGAGCAGGCGGAGGGCCCCGACGTGCGCGACAGCTGGATAAAGCAACTGCCAGCGGCGGGCCCCCACAAATGCTTCTCCTGCCAGGGGCGCGTGTGGCCCGCCCTGAGCGCGCTCCCCGCGTTCGACGCCCAG